GTCCCAGTTTCACCCGATCCCGGCTTATCCACAGCCATGCATGGGCTTATCCGCGCCCCCCCACCCCCCTTTGGGACCCCTATGGGACCTCTATGCATATATGGTGGGGAACCATTCTACCGATCCGTTCTCGGTGTTCGACGAACGATCGAACGGTCGAACACCCCCTAAACCTGCAGGAAGACAAGTGTTCGACAAGTGTTCGACGAACGGTAACCTGCTTAGTGAAAATTTTCACTAAGCAGAATGTTGGTTGACTTCTGTCAGTTTTGTCAGCCCCTCTTGAGTGGTGTTGGGTGTTTCTGATTGACACCTGCTTGCGTCCTTGCCTAGACTCCGGGAGCCTTTTCCTTCCCTTTCCTCTCCCCCGTCTGGGTTGCTCTTCCCTTAGCCCGGTTCAGGGGAGGGGCGAGGGTCGTGATGGAAGCGAGCCGTGCCAGAGACGCAGGACGAATTCCGCGAGCGAGTCAAGGGTGAGGGCCGTTGGCCCGAGTTCAGTGCCTACCGCCGTGCGTTGGAGAAGCATGGCCGTGACAAGAGGGAGTCGTGGCTTGAGTCAGCCAGGGCCTTCGGCTTTAACGGGAATTACCATTCCGAGGCTTCTCGTGGGAAGAAGGCACCCGTGACCCTTGTTACATCAGCGCCAGCTGATGTGTTCGAGGGTAAGGAGAGCAGTGTCCGGGGTGATTTCGGGTGGGTGTATGACAACCTTGGAGTTGTCGATATTGCCCCGGAGGACGCCCCTAGCAGTGGTGCCTGGGGATTGCTGGAGTACGCGAGGGCTGAGCCGAGGGAGTTCTACAAGAGTTGGATGTCGATGGTATCCCGTCAGGCTGACACGGACGAGCGATTGGAGGGTTTCAAAGAGGATGCCACCCGCAGCACTAATGAAATCGCTGAGATGCTCCGAACCCTGGACTCTGCCACTGTACGGACAGGTCCCGAAGGGGATGAGGGAGAACCTGGCGTACCGGAGGGAGATACTGGCGAAGGCAGCGACGGATCTGGAGTTCCAGCGGACCCTGTGGCTCGCGTGCAAGCGTGACCTGTTGTACTGGATCAACACGTTCGTCTGGACGTTTGACCCCCGCAAGCCGAACCCGAAGCTCCCCTTCATCACCTATGGGTACCAGGACGAGGCTTTCCTCGCGATGGAGGAGGCTCTCCCCAGCGAGGACGGGTTGCTCAAGGGGAACGATGTCATCATCGAGAAATCGAGGGATATGGGTGCCTCATGGATCTGTCTAACTCTATTCACCTGGCGCTGGCATTTTCGGAGCTTGCAGTCGTTCTTGATGGTCTCTCGGAAAGAGGGGCTTGTGGATGGCTCTGGGGACTCGCTTTTCTCGCATGTCGACTTCATACACAAGGGGCTCCCCAGTTGGATGATGCCCCAGATGCGTCGCAACAAGTTGAAGATGATCAACCTGGAGAATGGTTCCAAGATCGAGGGTGAGAGCACCACGGACAACATTGGTCGTGGCGGTCGTCGTACAGCGTTGCTGGTGGACGAGTTCGCCGCGTTTGAGGGTGGTGGCTACGACGTGCTCTCGGCCACGGCAGACAACACCAACTGCCGCATCTTCAACAGCACTCCGAACGGGACTGCCAACGCTTTTTATGCCCAGCTGCAGAAGGGGACCCCCCGATTGCGGTTCCACTGGTCCCGGCACCCTGAGAAGGCCAAGGGCATATACGAGGGGCCTGACGGACGCTCGAGGAGCCCGTGGTACGACAATGAGTGTGAGCGTAGGGCTCACCCGGTCGAGATCGCGACCCAACTGGATATTGACTACCAGGGTTCAGCCTACCCGTTCATGGACCCGAAGACCCTTGAGCAGCTTGGCAAGGACTTCGCAAGGGTGCCTGACCACCAGGGCCACTTGATGTTCGAGGACATCCGGAACCCGGAGTTCATGGACAGCATGGAGGGGCGTGGCAACCTTAAGGTCTGGACACGTTTGGACGTGCACTTGAAGCCCAACGACATACACGATTACGTCATCGGGGTGGATATCAGCCAGGGGACAGGTGCGAGTGAGTCAGCGGCCAGCGTGGTTGACCGTCACACTGGTGAGAAGGTTGCCGAGTTGGCTGACAACCAGATCACCCCGAACAAGTTTGCCGAGTTGTGTGTCGCGTTGTGTCATTGGTTCAAGGGGCCGGGTGGAAGGCCCGCGTTCCTGATCTGGGAAGCCACCGGCCCGGGCAGGACGTTTGGGAAGACGGTCATCGAGGAGTGCCATTTCGGGAACGTGTACTACGCGATCAATGACCAGCGTATCACCAAGAAGGAGAGCGATCGCCCAGGCTGGTTCAGTACATCCGAGGGCAAGAAGGACCTGCTGGCCAACTACCGTGACGTGTTGTTCTCAAGGGTGTTCATCAACCCCAGCAAGAAGGCGTTGCGGCAGGCCGGGGAGTTCGTGTACCTTCCCAACGGTAGGGTTGAGCATGGCGGTTCAGTCAGCACGATCGACCCCACTGACAAGGGTGACAACCACGGGGACGTGGTGATCGCGGACGCATTGGCTGCCAAGATCATCAGGGAGAGGAAGAAGGCTCCTGCCAAGAGAACCGAGCACGGTCCTCCTGCCGGTAGCTTCGCATGGAGAAGGCAACAAAGGGAGGTCACGAGTGATGAGTGGGACTGAGACCCCTAACGGGGACATGCTGGATGAGATGCTGCCTGACGAGGAGATTCTGCAGGCGGATGGGTTTGACGAGGCCATCATCGGGTACGCCGAGGTCTGGTTGAATAGTGGCCAGGAGCGGGTGATGGCCTATGACCGGGACAAGTGTATTGAGGTCCTGATGGAACGGGACGATATGGGCTGGGATGAGGCCAACGAGTATTTCGACTTCAACGTGGCCGGGGCATATGTGGGCGAGAAGACGCCAGTGTTCATCAGCAGGGTGGTTGAAGAATGAACCCGAAGAACAAGCAGCACCTGGGGAGGCTGAGAGACGCGATGCGTTTCTCTCGAAAGAAGCTGGAGCCGTTCAGGAGAAGGCAGAAAGAGGCGATCGAGCAATACGTTGGCATCGACTATTCTGATGGTGGCAGCGACAAGCCGGTGTTGCTCAACCTGATGGAGATCGCGGCCAACATCTACGAACGCCAGCTGGCAGCCCGGCCACCCAAGGTCCTCGTGTTCACCCACTCCAGAAAGCTCCGTTCCCACGGGGTGAAGCTGGAGCAGGCGATGAACTCGATGCTCCGGACCTATGATGTCCACAACGCACTCAGGCGTTGCGTGAGATCTTCCCTGTTCTCGATGGGGATCTGCAAGGTTGGGACGCAGGTCATTGGGAACTACGAGGAGGAGGGGTTCAGTTTCACCAAGACGCGACCGTATGTTGCGAGCGTGAGCTTGGACGACTGGGTCCACGACATGACTTCTCATGTCCCAGAGGAGATCGACTACTGCGGTCATCGATACAGGATGTCTCTTGAGTCTGCCAAGAAGGACAAGTCTTTCAACAAGAGTGCCAGGGAGAACCTGACCTCGATGGAGGACTTCTCTTTCAACGAGAGCGGTGACGAGAGGACCAGCACCATCACCCAGGGTGCCAGCCAGCACGAGGGCCAGCTGGAAGACAAGATAGAGTTGTGGGAGATCTGGCTTCCCAAGGAACGGCTGATCGTGACGCTTGGCCCGAACGAGGGTGACAAGCCGTTGAAGGTCGTGGAGTGGGACGGGCCACCCAACCCGCTTGGTCCTTATCACCTCCTGTACTTCAACGAGGTGGATGGGAACTCGATGCCACTGGCCCCGGCGATGCTGTGGCGTGGCCTGCACGAGGTCTCCAACGGGCTGTTCAGGAAGCTGGTCCGTGAGGCACAGCGGTTCAAGGTGATTGGTCTCACGAGGGGCGTCGACTCTGAGGATGCTGACCGGATCCGGATGGCCAGCGACGGAGAGATCGTAGGGGTGGATAACCCCGAGGCGATTCAGGAGAAGATGTTCGGTGGCATCGATCAGCGGAACTTCGCGTTCATGCTGCAGATCAAGCAGTTGTTCAGCTGGCAGGCCGGTAACCTTGACCTGATGGGTGGGCTTGGTGCTCAGAGCGAGACGGCAACACAGGACCAGTTGCTGCATGCGAGTGCCAGCCAGCGGATGTCTGGTATGCAGGATGAGGTCAGGCTGTTCACCAAGAAGGTGATCCGTGACTGGGGCTTTCACCTGTGGTCGGACCCCGTGGAGAGCTACCCGGTCAGGCTCAACGAGCAGCCTGTCGGGCCGGTTGAAACCTTTCTCACCCCCGAGGAGCGGGCCACTCACGACTTCCTGCTCCACGAGGTTGACATCGAGCCGTACTCCATGCAGTTCGTGTCACCACAGGAGAGGCTGGCCAAGCTGAACCAGATCATCGGGCAGGTCGTGTTGCCGAGTCTCCCGATGATGCAGCAGCAGGGGTTGGGGATCGATTACAAGGAGTTGCTGAACACCTTCTCCAGGTACTCCGATCTTCCCGAGTTGAAGGACATCATCGTTGGACTTGAGGATGTCCCCCCGGGTTCTGACCAGATGGGACCGGCTGGTGGCGAAGCCCCCGGGATGCCTGCCTCAACGCATAGGGTGAACGAGAGGATATCTCGGCCTGGGGCAAGTCCACGCGGCGCTGAGCAGACCTTGGTGAATACAATGATGGGCGGGAACCCTCAGCAGGCTGAACAGGGTGCAATGGCAAGGGAGATGATGGGATGACAGGCGTCAATGACGAGAGGATGAGGCAGCTTCAGGCTCTCCGGGTCAGGAGAAGGAACAAAGCAAGGGGCGTCTATAATCGCTCTCCCCACGAGACGCTGTCCGCACCGTTGCTGCCACCTTGGATGACCCCGAGTTCTCTGGAAACGGCGTCTCCACTGGGGATGGAGATCGCTCACTTCACGGCTCCTGATGTCCGCAGGAAGAAGCAGGTCGAGTCCCGGGAATACCCCAGCTCGATCGGTGCCCTGGGCAGCAACTACTAGGAGCGACCCGTGGCGGAACCGTATAGTGGCCCGAAGTACCTGTTCCGGTCCCAGCAGGGGATCCCGAACATCGAGAGATTCTCCATCTCCGGGTTGGAGCATATTCTGGAGACAGCTGGTTTCAATCCGGACGCCGATGTTGACGACCCGTCAACTCACAGGATGTTCTACGATTGGCCCGAGCATAAAATTGAAAACTGGCTTGACGAGGCTGAACGACACAACTGGAACCCAAACCAGGGGGTTGGAGATCCTTGGGATTGGCAGATGTACTCCGACAAGCGTGTCGGGAAGGTTACCGAAGGCAGGTATGTCGGGGCGATTCAGGACAGAATTGCCGAGTTGCGGCCCCCGGAGAACTATGGTGAGGCAGGTTGGCCGTTCCAGACAGAGAGCCCGTTGCAGTACCCAGACAGGGTGTCAATGGCACTGGCCTCTGGTAGCCGATCTCCCTACCAGCTGCAGCAGATGCAGGGGCCTGCCCGTTACGGGATTGGCGGTCTCAGCAGGGGTGTCATGGGTGGCGGGGGCCAGACAGGGAACATCTGGGGCCAGATGGGTGCGAACCGCGCGAGTGCATATCAGGGGCAATTGGGTTCACCCGCTGCCCAGCAATACAATCGGGTCACCGGACTCTACTCCCAGAGTGGACCCCAGTACGGGTAGTTGTCATGCCAAAGAAAAAGAAGAAGAAGTTGCCCATCCCGGGCACGGGTCCAGCTGTCGGATCAGGTGAGGCATGGTCTGGGCCACCAGTTCTCGGGCCGGGCCAGGGCACGCTTCCCGGGCCATTTACCACGGAGATGAACATCCCGACTGACAGCGGGTTCACGTCTCAGGCCAACCTGTTCAACCCGGGTTACGCCCCCTACGCGACTGGAGCCACTGGGACCGGCCCATCACCCGGGAGCAATGTCGGTCCCTTTGAGCAGACCTGGGCAGACTTCCAGAACATTGCACAGCACGGGACAACCGCCCCCTATTGGTCTCAAGGTCAGATGGGTGGCATGTACGGGGCGACCGGGCTGACAGCCCTCTTCAATCAGAACCAGGCTGCCAACTCGATTATGAATGCAGAGTTGGGACGGATGTACGGGAACCTGAACACTGGCGTGAACTACTACGCTGGCCAGATCCTCCCGTGGTCGATGGAGGCGATGAACAGGTTCATGGGGAGAGGAGCCCCCAGGGCACCAAAAGTACCATTTAGACCGGACTTCTAGCATGCCAGAACAACCATTCGGCTACCCGCAGCTTTACCCGCCTGAGACTACGGCTATCGATGCTTCTCTTGAAGAGGAGTTGATGGACGTGGATTACGATACCGGTCTCCCCGAGGACAGCCCCGGGTACTGGTACGGTGAAAGCAACCTCTTGAACCAATCCAATTTCTTTGAGCAGGGGAACCCCCCTCTCGGTGGAATTGGCAACCCCATCGACTACAACGCCCCGTGGAATGTCGGACCCTACCAGT